GGGAAACTAATTAAAAAACGTGGAAACCTTGGGAAATTGGTGGTAATCTACGAACCTCTCCCAAAACTTTTAGAATCGTTAGTCAAGCAGGGGTTGATTGAAAAATGAACAGACGCGAAAAACTTGTTGCTTCGGTCATCGGCCCTGATCTTGACAATACCAAAGCCAAGATGCTTGATGCCACCATTAAGTTAATTCTTGGCGACATGGGGCAGCAATACTTCAAGCTGTGGCAACTCGAAGGACCTGGCGTCATGGTCTTCCAGCCTGAAGACAAAGGGCGCTCAATGTTTTACTGGACACTCAAGGAAATCCATTCGGCCCAGGAAAGTTGTGAAAATAACGGTGATCTAGCCGAAAGCTTTCGACGCATTTTGGAAGCAGCACAAAAGATTGATCCGGAAGAAAAAGCTGGTTACGTCATTAATGATGCAGAAGGAATACGTTATTTTGAAATTGATTACAACAAGACAACAGAAAAGTAATGGGCCTTGCAAGCGTTTATAAAGGTCTAAATGAAGACCGTGAATGGATCAGCAACTATGACTTGATTGCGTCAGCGCATGAGCTGATGGGTGGCATCGAGCTTGACCCTGCAAGTTCCAAGGTCGCCAATGAACATGTCAATGCTGAAAAATTCTATACACCTTTGGACGATGGACTAAACGTTCAAGAGTGGTTTGGGAATGTGTACTTGTTTCCTCCCGCTGGCGCATACTTTTTTGACAAGAAGAATGAGCGATGGAAAAAAACTAGGGCTTCTTCTCCGTCTTTGTCCTCGTCCCATGCCGTATGGTTTCGTCGTCTCTACAAAGAATGGTTAAAGGGGGAAGTAAATCAAGGGCTTTATTTTACCAACTGCCCTGACATGATTCGTTACGAACAAAAAATCTTTGATTTTCCCGTTTGCATCTTGCGTACTCCACCTATTTTGAATTGCAATTCAAGCACGGGAATGACGCGGAAGCGGACCTGTACATCGTTAGTTGTTTACCTTCAGCCCCAGGGGGATGCAAGCGCCGCAACTGAGAAATTTATCAAGATCTATTCTCCAAAAGGGCGTGTTTTAGTTTAGATTTAACACCTGACAATCCAAGACTTATGTCTGTTCTGGCCGACTGGGAAATCAAGAAACTTGCGGAAGAAGAAGAGATGATCTCTCCGTTTCAAGATCGTCTTATCAGTGAGAAAAACGGACAAAAGATCTTGAGCTATGGATTGAGTTCCTACGGCTATGACATTCGCTTGTCTCCCAAGCAATGCTTAATTTTTGGCAAGGTTCAATCCGGTGATTGTGATCCCAAAGATTTCGATGAGAACATCTTGAAGCCTGCCGAATTATTGGAAGATGAGAAGGGCCAATATTTTTTACTGCCGCCATACGGCTATTGCTTGGGTGTGGCCCAGGAGCGATTAAAACTTCCGCGTGATGTAACCGTTGTTGCTGTCGGCAAGTCAACCTATGCCCGCTCTGGGATTCTGGTCAACATTACTCCCGCTGAATCAGGCTGGGAAGGTTACTTGACTTTGGAAATCAGCAACTGCACCGGACTCTTTAATCGCATTTACGCTGACGAGGGGATTACGCAATTGCTTTTCTATCGCGGGAACCCGTGTCATGTCACCTACCAAGACCGCAAAGGCAAGTATCAAAACCAAGAAAAGCAAGTGGTATTTTCTCGGGCTTAATTAATTAAACTGCGCCTATTTCGTAGCGAGTGCGACTGCCATCAAACGGACGGCCAAATTTAGGTTGGGGCTTGTTGGCATAATTTGTGCCACCGCCCCTTCCGAAGCGATCGCCCTGACTTGGTATTGTGGTGCCAGCGATTGAGGCTTCTGTCCTAGGCGTTTTGCCGCGAATGGTTGGCTCGTTGACTAAAGCTTGTTGGCGAAACTTACCAGCGCTTTTTGCGGCTCGCATAAATTTAGCAACACGACTTTGATCGTCATTGATGGGGGCAACATTTCCCCTTTGTTCAGGATCAACGCGACGCAAGTCGGTGTCGTAAGCCTGTTCAGGCCTTAAGTCAGATACCTCGGCTCCGGACGTACCAGAGAACTGCCGAGGATCATAGCGGGAGCTGTATACATCTGCCATGTTAATATTGTAATTGAAGGTATATAAAACCTATATCCCATGCACGGCGCTGCTGGTTTCTTAGATAGTTTTGTACAAGACGAAGTTCGTTGTCGTTGTCTGACAGAAGAGGACTTTGGTGCCCCTCTGGACAATGCAGAGAACGATGTTCCGTTGTACGATATGTACAACCGTGGATTAGCAGCATGCGAGCAGGGACTCGAGAGAACGAATTTGGCATTGGAGGGGATGGATCGGCCAGGGAAGACCGGTTATATTCCGAGCGTGGAAGAAGCGAGCCGGTATCCTGGGACGCTGCCGATGCCGAAAGCAAAACTGTTGATTCTTCCTCCAGCGGATCAAACGAGCGAGGGCGTTCTGTCAGCGAAGCGCCGTGGTTTGCTCCGGTAGAAGTATCTGGGTGTAAAGACGGTGTTTGTCCGGTCCCCTGGCTGACAAAACCGATTATCCAAGAAGATGTCGTCAACCATCCTTCCCATTACACGGAAGGTGGTGTTGAGTGCATTGAAGCAATTGAAGCGCAGTTAAGCCACGAAGAATATCGCGGTTATTTAAAAGGGTGTATTGCTAAGTACGTGTGGCGAGAGCGCCATAAGGGAGGCTTGGAGTCCCTTAAAAAGGCAAGGTGGTACCTTGAGCGCCTTATCGAATTAGAAGAGCCTGGTTAGGCAACCTGAAACGGGTCGTCGTCTTCGTCTTCGTCGTAGTCAGCTGCGAAACAGGCGGCGGCCAGTTCAGCCAGCTCTAATTCCGTAGGAACATCCATGTCAAGTTGGATGTTTTCATCCGCCAGTATTTCTTTGACTGCTTGCCACTCAAGCAACCGCTGGTGATACAGGTTGAGCAGGGCAATTCTTAATTCGTCCCAGGTCATTTCCTCAGACTGGATTTCTGCTTTTCGCATGGCAAATTGCAGCTCTAAAGGAAGTTCAAACCCTCGTGCTTCGGCTGATCGCTCCATGGATGACCTGAGTCTATTGAATGATTCTAATCCCAATCTTCAGTAGATAAAATAGAACGATGTTCGGAATTTAAATTCCAGGGGTCAGAAACGATGTCAAATTCGTTTGCAAACTCAGCCAGCAAATAGGGATTTACGTTTTTTTCCAACTTGCGAATAGCATTAACTTGCTTTTTGGATGCTGTGTAATTCCGAAATGCGGTCAATAAAACCTCTGTGGAACTCCAAGGACAATCCTCTACTTCTGACAGGAATAACTCAACTTCTTCCCTGCGTCTATCGATCAGACCCCCAATGACACGATGGTCTTCATCAAAGATCCAGCGTGACATTTCTGCTGCAACACCATACCAATTTTCATTTGCAATGCAGTCAATCAGTTCGGAATACAAGAATGGTTGCCAACCGATGGAATGCACAAAAGAAACAAGTGCTTCTTTCATGGTTGGCTCTAAAATTAAATTAATTTTTTCTAAATCTTCGCTGATGTTTTGTAGTTCATATTCCAGATATTCCAACGCTTTCTCTTTGGTGCAACAGTGCCCTCTTAAAACAGGCGTACCGTCAGGGTAAAATTGTGTTCCATAACCAAACGTATAGGGCGCTCCTCCTGTTTTGGGGTCTGGATACGCTTTTTCACTGAAACCTTCGTAATTGCGAATTAATTCAATTGCGCGAAAAAAAGATTTCATGGGGGTAACTATTATTACCCCCAATCATACACAATTTATTTACCTTGACCGCGCATCTTTTTGCGCCCGTGATTAGGCAAAGAATGCTGACCCTGACCTTGACGAGTCTTCTTAGGCTTGGACTCAAGTTTGACTGAAGAGCTGCTCTTTGGTTTTGCCATGGTATTGAAATGTGGCTTGCGTATGTTACATCAAAAATTCGTTGTCACCACTTTACACGATGAGACCAATATCTAGCCGACATGATGTCAGGGTTAGCGTCTTGAGCGTTGTGACGAGCGTAATAAGAGCGCCTCCTCGCCTTGTCTTTTTCTGTTTTAGGATTTTTACCAGCGCCTTCTACGCCTTGCTGGCCGAATCGAATAATCTTTTCCTCCCCGCCCTTACAGGCTTTAACCACATGTGATTTTGTAGGGTGCCCAGGGGTGCGCTTGGGCTTGTTGCACGCCATCTTATCTTTTGCAAGCTTGGCTGCAGATGCTGCTTTTCTTGTTTTGTCAGACATCAGAAACCTTTAAACATGGAGGTGAATTCGCCCAAGATTTTGGAACCAGAAGAAGATTTATAATTTTCTTCTTCATCGGAATCAAATCCTATTCTAAAGTAATTATCTACAGTAGGTTTAGATGATGCCTGAGTCGACTGAGGAGTTTGCTCATCTTGACTAAAGAAGCTTTCAATTGTTCCCAGGGAAGCAAATGGATCGCTGTAATCAAAAAAATCTTTGTTAAGGGCAAGGTTTTTGCCAAGACCAGCTTGAGTTAATATTTGTTGCTCTGAACGATCAACATCGGGAAACATTGTATTGTAAAACTCATCTTCAGTTCCTTGGTATCCAGCGGATTGGAAAGTTTTATATAATTCTGTTTGTGCTGTTGACTGATCTGTTTTGTAATCTTCAGGTCGCTCAATATAAGTTAAACCAAGAAGCTCTTGTGTGGGGCGCTGTTTCTTTTCGTTTAAATATTTAATTTGCTCGCGTATATCTTTTGCAGACCCTGTTCTGATTGTTTCAATAATATATTGTCGCAATTCATCTATGTTGCCTTTGAAATCTGTCAAGCCATACTTTTGAAGAACTTCTTCCCATTTACTACGATCATTTGGATCCAGGCCGGTTAGCATCTCGTCTGCAAACTCTTCTGGAGTAACAAACAAACCAAAGACCGAACCCTGCCTCAAAGCTTCTGCTTTAACCGCCGGAAGGATTGTACTTGTAATGTAATTGCTGACTTTGCTGGCCGTTAGCACATCCTCCGCTGGGTCGTAGCCTTTGCCTTGTCCTTTGACCTGGAAATGCATGCGTGCAAAATCTGCTTTTGCATTGGGACCATTTAGGTCAATACCAAATCGATACGCCTGACTCTTCCAGTAGGAATCACCTCTTTGCGCTGCTGCCCAATCTTCGGCCACTGTTTTTGCCTGGTCTTGGTATTGAGATGTTTTTGCCTGATTTCCTGTCGGATTGAAATAAAACGCAGAATCAAAGTAACGTGTTGGCGTTTTTTGTATTTGATCTAAATATTGACGCGCACGCAAGTCAGCAACCATGTTGACAGCATTTAACAAATCTTGAGTTTGGAATGGGTTCTGTTCTTCTTTGCTGACATCGATATAATCTGCAAATTCGTCCATCGAACGAGCAGTATTAAAACGAGGAACCAAATATTTGTCAATAAAGTTCCTGGCAAAATCAGCTTCTATTTTTACTTTTTCCATTGCCTGTCCTTCTGTATAACCAAGTTCTAAATCTTTTGTATAACGTTGCTTTAACTCATTGTCAAACCATTGTTGCCAGTTATAGGTAACATTGCTGCGAACACCTGTAATATTTTGAAGACTTTTCTCCAGGGATTCTTCGGGGTTGCCTTTGGATGTAAATGACAAAATACCGCCAACACCCGAATCACCCAAGATTGAATTGGAAAGCTCTTTGTTAATAGACATAATTTCACTAAAGCCACTAAATCCGCCCATGAGATCAAGCATGGATTCTTTGGCTTTAGCCTTTTTCATCTCTTCGATTGTTTGCTTTAAAACATCTTGCGTTAATGCTCCAAATTTTTTAACATCTTGCTTGGTTTTTTCGCCTACTTCTCTTGTAATTAGTTCTTCTATTTCCGTATTTGAGCCTCCGGGAGAAACTCCTAATTGCAAATCGCGAACTTTTTGAAGCTCTAGGTCGGTTGGTTTTTTCTCAACATAGCTTTGAGCTGCTATTAAATTTTCTTTAGGATTAGCGCGTCGGTTTTCATATTGACCCTGGGTAGTGTAGTGATACAAAGAAAAACCAGCTTCGCTTCTATAGCGACCGGTAACATCTAAATCATCATTAGCTACAGCCCGTGCCCAAGCTTGCGCGACATCTGGGTTCTGACTTTTATAGTAGGCTGCATCAAATTGTCCATAAGGAGGTTTTGCCCCAAGAGCCGTGTTCCATGTTTGTAATTTTTCTGTTTGATAAAATGTTTTAAATTGATTTTCTATATTTTGTTTGAATGTGTTATCTACACCTTGTACAGTCCTAAGAAGCGCCCTTTGGGTTGTATAATCACCGCCAGCCGTTGTACGCGCAACAGAAAGAGTAGTATTGTAAGCGATATTCTTGGCGGTATTTGTTTCGTTTAGTTTTTTATTTTTTTGGTTTTCTTGCGCATTTGCTGCATTAATTTTTTTATTTGCTGGTAATTCACGGGTTCTGGTTTCCCAGCGCTCTTGTGCCGTACAGTTTCCCCAAACGTCACGAGAAGCACATCTATCCTGTGTCTTAACTCGATACTGCTCGGACTCTGGATAGTCGGTTTTTAAACTAGTTGGATAATCTGTTTTTTCATAAGAAACATTCCACTTACGTGCAGCAGGATCGTAATAAATTCCCATTAACGTTCAAGCGATTTTTTCCAACTATTACGAAAATATGTTTCAGTAAATTTCCGCACTTCTATCATCGCATCGTAACCCTGGGTCAGCAACGCAACCGCTGGATAAAGTTCTCCAACTAAACCACGATAAACATGAGCGTAAATCTTTTGCGTATCGGTTCCACTACAAAGTCTATTGGCTTGTTCCCAGGCGCACCAGCCAATGTTTTGAATGGGTTGCAATGTTTTTATGTTTTCTGCATAAAAAGGATTGGAGGGAATTCTGGAAACTAAAATCTCGAATACATCAAGTAAATCTTGCTTTTCATATGGACGGTCTTCATCGTAAACATTATCAATAATGCGACAACAATAACCAATTTGTAAAAGATAGTCTAAGGCATCCTGGTTATCTCCAGCCGCCATATGCGCCCCCTTCATATCGGGAGCGGTATTTTTCATCCATTGCCGAAAGGTCATGAGACTGCCAATTCTGTTGCAGGTTCTTGACCAATATACATAAAAATATCGATCGTTTCTTGTGACATCCAAGTCTTAATGCGAAGGTACTTTTCTTCTGTAAAATAAGACTGCTGGCGATACCAGTCTTCCATTTTTGTACTGGCTTTATTTGTATTGCACCTTCGACATGCAGGAAGAAGATTGTTTCGATTGCTTGAGCCTGAACGAAACCGTGGGATAATGTGATCCAGGGAAGTGGCCTCTTCTCCGCAATAACCACATTTGCAATCCCAGGCGTCGTAAATAGATTGTCGATAACGTTTTTTTGCTAACTTTGGAGTTAATTCAATGAGCAGGGCGAGGGGATCCTGTTCACTATTGAACATACTCTTTAGTTGCCGTTATCTTATTTTAATTTCTCCTATCTTGTATCAAGAAGCAACATAAAACCAAAAAATTTGTTAAGACTCTTGACGCCTGCGTCTTTTTAGATACGGTGTATGAGTACGCGTTTTTCCGCGCCATGACCAAAAATACTGGATGGGTCTCCGTCCAAAGGGCAGAAGAGCTCTTGGGGCTTGACCGCAAGACTCTCTTCAAGTACCGCGATGATGGTACCCTGAAGCTGGGGCCGCATTTCGCCGCCTTCCCGGAGACCCGTTCACGGGACAGCTATCGCTGGAACGTAACTGCCGTCAGAAAGCACCTGCAAAAACAGAAGATGCTTGCAGCCGCTTGACGGGTTTGCAATTGGTTTTGCGTATGCGATAGGCCAGTAACAAATCAGTAATATTCAAACGAATTTGCTGATAAGAGATGGCCTTGTAAAGGGAGATTTCAAGGGGATTCCAGCAGCTCTGCAGATTGCGGGGCTGCTTTTTCTTTAATGAAAACAAAATAACCCATTGCGGATGCAAAGGTTTAATAGGACGTTTTTTGGAAGAAATTAGAATTGTGGCGTCAGTCCTCCAAGAGAAGCCCATCAATTCTTCTGGCTTTAGGCCATAGGTAGCAACCATGCCGTAGAGCCAAGCTACGTCTTTAGTTTTTGGATTGGAGATCAGCTGGAAGTACTCGTCCACAATCCGCTGATCCACTGGCGGTTGGTGAGTCATGACTATGACGAGTGGGTAACCGCACCATATAAATGCGCGGGGTCCACACGCAAGGGATAAAAGAAATCTTAATGAGTCTTAAGTGACTCCATTTAATTTTACAATATATTAAGCTGGGTTGACACCGCTTGCAAAGGCTGCCCACGCAAGGCCGATTGCCTCCATCGTCGATAACTCCCCAGAAGCATAGGGAAGATGGACAACATCACCAACGTGATAAACAGTTGGAATACCTTCGTAAGAAACCGTACTGTCACCATAAATTCGCCCTGAGATTTGTTGCTCAGAATAAATAAAATTTGAATCAACAACGTCTCCAAATTCAGGCATTGTTACACACTTGGCGTACCACCAGAGGCTGGGACATATGTCTTGCCGTTCTTATCAATCATTGTAAAACCAGCCATTTTTACAAAATTAGAAGGAATGTTAAACAGTTTTTGCATCATAGGCATCATCATTGGCGCTTGGCAATTGTAAGGAGGAACGTCCATTGTTGACAAAGAACTTCGCTGTAAATTTGCCGCTCTGGCCTCTGTTTGATCCTTTTCTGTTTCATCAACTAATTTTTGTTCCCAGGCAGCCATGCTTTCGATTCCTACTGGAAAATCAGAAGGCTCTGGAGGGAACACACCTTCTTCATATTTCATTGCATAAATATGTTTGCAATAACGAATCTCATCAAGCAGTGGCGTCCACGTATCGGTTAACGAGGTAATAACATTTCCTGAGCTCGAATAATCTTGGTAAGAAGGCATGCCTTCTGACTTTGATCCAGGGAGAGAAGGGTTTGCTGTACTGCGTATATACATCGCACCAAAATCCCTAAAAACCCCTGCATTTTCCCTGGTGGCGCCAGGCTTTGTTGAAGTTGTTGAAGTAACGGTTGGGGGCACGTTGTATTGTGGCGACGGCGAAATAATACGCATATCTCGATTTGTTTGTGCATTTGTCATTGCATTATTGTTTACCTGTCCACTGACCGTCGTTACCTCATATCTTCCTGGTTTTAGAGACGAAAGGCTAGTAAGCGGAAACTTGTCACGCAATGACTCTGAAACCTTGTTTAACGAAGTCATAAACGCGTAGTCTCGACGCGTGAAATCCTGACAAGAACAACAATAACGCGTTCCCGTCATAAAGAAACGCCCTACGTTTGGAGGCCTAGTTGCAGGCGTAACCAACGTGCGATCAGGTGTTGCTTCCACTGATCCTGCTTTGCGAAGTTTTAAAACTCCAGTAAAAGGATTCGTATCAACTAAAACTGCTTGAACATATCCATAACGTGTTTGCGTATTGGGATCAATTGTGTCACGAGTAACTGGAACGCCGCCTTGGGTGATGATTCTATCTTCTAAGATCTCGCCATTAATTGCTTTCAATCCACCTGGTACACCTGGAATTGCAACATAAAGCGGTGGCGGTAGTGGATTTGAAACACTCCAGCTTCCAGAAAGCCGTACATACCAATATTCTGAATCTTCTGTGACGGAAGCAATGGAAGCGGTTACTCCAGAACTATCATTTACATTGTCAAAACGTAGGCTGCCCGCAGTGCGAACCCCAGCCCAATGCATGCCAAATTCTTTATTGGTTGTTGGAAATCCTTTAAAAACACCCGGAATTGTCGGTGGGTTTCCAGTGGTTGAAGGGGTTCCGCTTGGTACAGGAACCGCATACACAAAAGGATAATCGTAAGAATTATCATAAAAACAAGCAGTTGCTATCTCATAGCCACGTCGCCAACGTGACCATGCAGATTCACGATTAATTGTATATAGGGAGTCGGGAACTGATCCTTTGGAAAATTCTGTAGTAATCGGCTTTACTGGCCGAGGATCAAATTTCTTTGCTTTTTGAAAATTGCCAAAAGAGCTTCCACTCTGTTTAGCCATAAATCAGAAGAATCCGCCTTGTGCGTAGATGTGTGCACCTGGGGTGTAGCCGGAAATATTAGGACCATCCGGGAACACACCAACGTAAATGCGATCACCACGCTCCAGATAGACGCCTTTGTTGCGTAAAGGAGCTGTCGTACCTAAACCTGTTGTGTTGCCTGCTTGTGGCATCGGATAGGCAAGTTGAGGCATGGCGTCTGCACAGTCAACTTGGCCGCTGTTCGCGGGAATTGTTTTGGAGAAAAGAACTCGGTAATCACCGCTGCCGGGGATTGGCGTGGTCGTGCCACGGGTGTGATAGAACACAAAGGTAACGGCGGGTTGATAGCCATAAGCGGCACCGTTGTAGCTAAAGCCGCTAGTCGTACCACCGGAGAAAATTAAAGAGGTATTAACACCTGTCAGCGTGCTTGCGCCGGTATACGTGTAATAACCATAGCCGCTCATTGCGGCTGTACCTAGAACGCCAGTGTGTTGAATAAAAACAAGCTGGCCGCTTGTCAGGGAAATAACAGTGCCAGAAGTGCCAGAGCTAATGGTGTAATCTGCGTCGCGATATTTGTCATTACGCACAATGGTGATCGAGTCAACCACGCCACCATTATTGTTGTCTTCGGCTAACTCGGCATCCATGTCCACGAGAATGGACGGAGCCTGACCACCTTGGACAAAGATGGTATTACTAGTTGCGTTGCCAACCGTTTGCGTTGTAATCCGCACGGAATCAAACAACGGCCGATCTACAAGAAGGGGTTGCTTGTTTGTGGATGTCGAGCTCAAAATCTTTACCGCTGTTTTTAATAATTATAGGCTATCTTGCTGATTGAGATGCTTGAAGAAATCCAAGAAAGTCTGCCGGTAACTGCATTGAAGAGTTAGCCAAAAATTCAGGATTGGTGTATAGA